AGCACGGTGATGAACGGCATAGATACTCTAGAAACCAAGCTTTATGAGTTCAAAACGCAGTACGCTTTGATCAACGGCGATGTGATCAGGCTCAAAGACGGCTTAATTCTTGGCTGGAACAAGGCACGTATTGACGCCGCGCAGGATTACTTCGTGCAAGTCACGCAACGGCCGAATGGTGGCACTAGTAGCAAGACCATCTACATCTTGGATGCCTATAAGGACTGGGCTCGTCGATGTGATCTGGATGGCGTAGGCATGTTTCCCGAGTATCAGGGGCTTACTATCACACCAACACGCCATTACAACTTGTTCAAGGACTGGTCCAATGAGCCAGTCGTGGGTGATCCTACACCTTACCTTGAGTTTTGCCAATACTTCTTTCGTGATGAGCCTGCTTTTGCCGATTACTGGCATAACTGGGTGGCCAATGTTGTCCAATTCCCATGGAGAAGGAACTACACCACACCGCAGTTCGCGTCCTCCATTGAGGGCATCGGCAAATCAGCTATCGCTGAGTTTATAGCCGAGATGCTAGGCATTGGGGACGGCGGCCCTGCGGCTATCATCGGGCCTGATGAGTTGTTTGGCAACTTCAACGGCATGTTGAAGGGTAAGATCTTCATAGTCGTGAATGAACCATCGTCTGATCGTGATGACCATTCGGCGAAGCTTAAGAACTACATCACATCTAATGAGCTCACCATCAACAATAAGTACGGCGCTCAGTACGCCATCACTAACTACATCAACTTCGTATTCACGACAAACAAGAGCTACGTCACGCACATGGGTGATACCGCAAGGCGTGAAGCTATCTACAGTCCTGCTAGCTTGTCCAACCAAGAAACGCACCCCAAGGTCATGGCTTTGATGAAGTGGGCCAAGGCGCAGCAGGGCTTTGGCATCATGCTTAACTGGTACATGAATCGTGATATATCGGGGTTTGATTGCAAGCAGGCTGCACCAAAGACTCAATACCGTGAGACTGCGATCCAGCTTTCCAAGACTCCACTTGAAGCTTTTGCATTAGAGCTTAAAGCTTGGGTCAATGATCACCTTGAAGGAATGGCGGCGTTCACCGCGCCTCAGCTGCAAGTTTTATGTGAGCGTTGGGGGCATGATAGCCGAGCAAAAGCGCAATATATCCGTAAAGCTTTGCAACCCCAAGGGACAATTGATCCAAGTAAGCTCATAAAAGTGCATGGTAAACCCGCACGCTACACCACGTTTATCACGTCCGAGGTAACATTAGCTCGAAGGGTCGAGCCGACTTGGTCACAGGTTGTCACGAGAACAGAGGACGCACTGCAGCGTGAATTGGAGCAAAATGGTAGTTTTTGATGTTGTGCACTTGTTACCTGTTACCAAACTGTTACTTCTGAAAGCCTTATCTGGATTGAATAGTAACAGAGTAACAGTAGGTAACTATTATTTTATAAAGTATAGTATATATAGTAATAGTGTATAGCTATATAGTTTTCTGGACCATATGTTACCTTGTTACCGTTACCTGCCGCAATAAAATGTACACACTTCCAACTTTATGATTACAATCCGCACATGACTACAAAGACACCATCTAAGAACGGTAAGTTCTTGGGCCGTCCTACAACGTACGACCCAGCGTACTGCGATCAAATCGTAGCCCTTGGCAAAGAGGGCTTATCGCGTTGGCAAATCGCGTCGAAGCTTAACATCGGGTGGCGCAATCTTCAAAACTGGGAAGGCGCACATGACGATTTTCGGGCTGCGTTAGAAGAAGCACGACTTGACTCACTGTGTTACTGGGAAGAACTCGCACAGAATCACATGGTTGAGAACCCCGGCGGGCCGAGACTCAACACTGGGTTGTGGAGTCGTAGTATGTCGGCACGCTTCCCTGATCAGTACCGTGAGAACTCCAAGCTCGAGGTCACAGGTAAGAATGACGGGCCCATCCAAGTCGACATGGTGCATGACTTCTCACAAGACTTGTTGGATGATCTCCTAACAACGCGCCAAGTCGATGCTAAGCCCGGCAAGAGCAAGTGAGTTCGCCGATCGGATCCGCAAGGGTCCTGATCTTAACCTCATGCTGCCTGAGCGCAAAGCTGTGCACAAGGCTCGACAAAGCTGGCTGACAATAGCCAACGACCATCAAATCCCTCCACCCGGCGATTGGTGGACTGTATGGCTTTTACTCGCAGGCCGAGGCGCAGGCAAGACTCGCGCAGCTGCCGAGTGGCTGTGGTATGAAGCTTGGACGCACCCCAAGACTCGATGGCTAGTCTCCGCGCCTACATCATCCGATGTTCGCGATGTTTGTTTTGAAGGCGACTCAGGTCTGACAACGGTGATCCCAGAGCAGCTGATCCACCACTACACGCGATCCTTGCATGAGATAGTCCTCATCAACGGGTCGCTGATTAAAGGGATTCCGGCGTCTGAGCCCTCACGATTCCGAGGTCCGCAGTTCCATGGCGGCTGGTTTGACGAGCTTGCTGCATGGGACTACCTTGACGAATCCTGGGACATGATTCAGTTTGGCATGCGCTTGGGACAGAAGCCTAAGATGCTATGCACCACAACGCCTAAGCCCAAGCCATTGATTGTGGATCTGGTGAACAGAGATGGGGAGGATGTGATATGTACCAAGGCCAGCACGTACGACAACATCCACAACCTCGCCCCATCGTTCAAAGCGCAGATCTTGCAGTACGAGGGCACGAAGCTCGGCAGACAAGAGATCTACGCCGAGATTTTAGATCCCGAAGAGGCAGGCATCATCAAGCGTGATTGGTTCAAGCTGTGGGACAACGAGAAACCGCTGCCTAGATTTGAATACGTGCTTCAGTCTTATGACTGCGCGACCAGTGACAAGACTAAGAATGACCCGACGGCCTGCACGGTGTGGGGTATCTTCAGGCCAAGTCCCGACAAAGCTATGAGTGTCATGCTCATTGATTGCTGGGAGGAGTACATGCAGTATCCTGAACTGCGTCCCAAGGTGATCGAGGAGTCCACCGCCATTTACGGTGATGAGAACGAGTTTGGTCACGGGAAAAAGGTAGACATGATCCTGATCGAGGACAAGTCCGCAGGCACTCAGCTTATCCAAGATCTGCAACGCGCAGGTCTGCCTGTGAGAAGCTACAATCCCGGGAACGCGGACAAGACTACGCGCCTTAACATCGTGGCTCCCATCATAGCCAAGGGCAGAGTCTACATTCCCGAGTCCTCGGTTAACGCGGGCATGGCTCGTGATTGGGCCGAGCCTTTGATCAGCCAGCTATGCGCATTCCCCGAAGTCCGGCATGACGACTTGGTAGACTCCACATCTCAAGCTTTAAGACTTTTGCGAGACTTAGGGTTAATTTCCATCGACCCGGTATACAATCCAGATGACGACTACGAAGAAGACCGTCCAAGGAGGGTAAACCCATATGCAGTATGACGAAGAACTGGCTCGTATGCGAGCACAGATGCTTGCTAAAGAAGAGGAAGAGCCCCCTGTCTTTGACGACGGCGCTAGATTCTTAGGGCAAGACCCCAACATGATGCCGGTTGGCTTCTTCGGCCGACCAAAGAAGCCGGCAGCTCCGCCTGTTGCACCCCCAGTTAACTTGCAACGTCGTTCGATCTTAGGCCTGACGCCTATGCCTGCTGAACTGCCTGCTGTGATCCCACCTGCGCAGCCAAAGTTAACGCCGCAGCAAATGGAACAAGCAGTTCCGCAACAACAACCTACAACACCTGCGCCAAGTGCAGCGCCTTCATCCGCACCAAGCGCAAGTCCGCTTCAGACTTTAGCAGACAAGGCTTTGAATGCGCCAATGTCAAGACGCGATGTACTAAAGCGCGCAGGCCAAGCAGCACTGCAGCAAGTTGTGCCAATGCCTAGCGTTACAGACGTTGTGCCGCAGGTTATGTCACCATTGACTGAGGTTGCAAAGGCTGTGCCTGCTTTTGACAAGAACGCAATCATTGGTGCTGTGTCTTCATTCTTAACAGACAAAATGGGTAGCACAACAGAAGAGCTAGGCAAAGAGTTGGCAAAGCGTGGTGTGTATGACTACGACCCAGATAATGCAATGACTGCATGGGAATACGCGCAATACGGCGATGATACGCATGCAAATTATGAAGGCGATACAGCGCCTGACTTAAGTCAGACTTCAGGCCTCGCAACTTTGCGTGATAACTTCAATTTGAAAAAGTTGTCAGAGCATTCAGGCATTCCAATCGAAGAGCTTAAAAAGTATATTAGTGATGTTGAACTGCAAAGCCTTCCATTGCACATAGGCAATAGACAAGAAAGTCTTTCAGCGATTATGGAAGATGGTCGCCCTAAAGAAGCGTACCGCATGACTGCGTTGGAAGAGCTTGAGCCTATAAATGACTACATAAGAAAATCGGCCACAGAGTTATTTGGCACACAAAAATCTTTCGATGAAGATGAGCGTTGGGAAATTGCAAATCATGCGCAGGGGTTAGCATATGACGACTACGTGCGTAAAACAATAAACAACGTTGCAATGCCTGAGTACCAATTTCATGACGAGATCTTGTATAAGGCAGGAAAAGACTGGCTTGATGACTCATTGTCTAATGTGTTTGACCAAGGCCTTGAGTACAGTGGCTACGGGTTTGACGACTTTTACGAGCGTATGGACGATGCGCTTAAACCCAAACGCACGCCAAAACCAAAAGCTGAAAAACCAAAAGCTGCAAAGCCTAAAGCAAAGTCTAAGGGTAAATAATCATGTATGAAGTACCATTTGGTGAAGACGGTGGTAGCGGTGATATAGACAAGATGCGGTTGGCGTTATCAAAGCAGAACAAGCCTGCGCCTACGCCGCCATCGCTATCTTCGCAGATCCCAGGGTATGGCAAACCAGTCCCACCTGCACAAACGCCGCCTGATCCCTTAGGCGCAGCTGCTGGCAACTTCACTGAATTAGCGACTAAGTACAACCCGTTGATGATGATGAAGTCCATGCAGGAAGCTGTTCGCACGCTTAACCCAGCAATTCCTGTTGCAGGCGCTTGGGCAGATGTGGCGCAGAACATACAGACCGCCGGCGCGGAGGCGATGTACGACATACTTGGGAATCGCCAAGGCATTGAGAAGATGCAGCAGAGCTACGTGCCCGTTACCACAGGCCGGTTCTACCAAGCACCAACAACGCCTTTAGGCAAAGAGTTTGAGACAGATGTGACCAAAGCAATGGACGCGTCCAAGATTCCTGCCGTTTGGCCATTGGCTCTGAACCAGCCAATTCGGCC